CGCTCAGCACGCTCGACAACTGGCGCAGCAGCCAGAACCGAGGGCCGCGCTTCGTGAAGATCGGCGGCCGCGTCCTCTACCCCGTGGATGAGGTCGTGGCCTACGAACAGCGCAACCTGCGCGGCCTGCCAAACAATCCCTCGCAACCCAATCGATGAGCTTCTCTGTGAATGGTGCACTGTTCAAGCAATCCGCTGCCGACTGGCAGAAGCGGATGGGCGACCGCTACGAGGCCGGCAAGAACTACCCCGAGTTCGATGGCGTGCTGAACGTGCCCGCCGACCAGGCCTATGCGCTGGCGCAGTACCTGATGAATGCCACGCCCCAAGGGGATCGGCAGGAGATCCCGGTGCGGCTGAGCGGATGGGCCAAGACCGCGAGCAGCGGGGTGAAGTATCTCAGCATTGTGGCCAAACCCGACTACAAGGTGCAGAAGGCGATCGAGGAGGCTGCGGTGGCACCAGCTGCTGCAGCCAGCCTCGCGCAGGCGACTGGTGGGGTGGTGAGCGAGATCACTGAGGCCTACGACCTGTTCTGATCACATCAGCTCGAGCTCCAGCCGCGCGATCTCATTAACCGCGGCTTGGAGCATCTCCTGCTGGTGGTAGCACTGGCGGAGGAGCTGAGCTGCTAGCCGGCCGATTTGCGGGTGCCGCTCGAGATCGCGGCACTGCTTTTCGATCTGGAACTGTTTTTCTGGCGGAATTTCAACCGCCAGCCACTGACCGAAATCCATCTTTCAGGGGCGGAACTGCCCCATGGTGCCCATGAACTGCCCGAAGTGCAGCTGCCCCCGCCACCGGGCAGCGGTGACGAATAGCAAGCCTGCCGACCAGACGGTGCGGCGGCGGGTGTGCCTGGACTGCGGCCACGCATGGTTCACGGCCGAGGCGGAGGTGAGCCGGTACGCGGTGGGGTGGTGCTCTGGGCACGCGAGCAAGCCGGTGCTGCGGGTGCCGGTGACGCTGACGCTGAGCCACGTGGAGGTGGAGCAGGTGGGGCCGAAGCCGCGGCGTGCAATGTGACGTTGTGTAACACCGTGCCTCCATGGTGTGACGCTGTGGTGCACAATTGAGGAAGGGGCAGGACCCCAGATCCTTGACAACTGAATAGCTCGCGGGCGTCGTCCCGTCCCGGTGGTGGCCACACCCAGGCACCTCTGAGTCCCGCCTGGGGGCTCAACCACACACCGGAGACACCATGGACGACACCGCCGCCCTGCTCGCCGAGATCGACACCGCTCTCGCCGAGTACGGCCGCTCCATCGATCGGGGTCTGGCCCTGGCTGCAGAGATGCACCAGCTGGCCAACTCGATCGACGCCGGTCTGGCAGATGCCAGAGCCGAGCTCGAGGAGTGGCTCTAAGGGCAGGCCCTTCGGGGCCACGACTTACGCCTGTTACCCATGACCGTTGACTTTTCGCGCTTAAGGACACGCCGATACCGTGCCCGCCTGCGCGGTCTCTCCGACCCGGCTGCCCCGCAGCCGTGCCCTAGTTGTGGGCGGCTAGTGCGCAGCCGCCGCACTGCTCCGCTGTGCTCCCGCTGCTGGCGCCTGTCGCCAGCCGGCCGCGAGCAAAACCGGCAACGTATGGCAGCGTCGCGCAATGTGAAGAACTGTCACATCCGCAACGATGCGCCGCCGACGGTGTGCAATCATTACTGCATGGGGCGGACGGAAGCACCCCGGCGAAAGCCAAGAGGAGCCTCCCGACCGAACGGCGCACACGAGGTCGAAAAACCCGAGCGCAACAGGGCCTGAATAAGCCCGCACCGCCGGTTGGCCCGGCACCACTCCACTTCACCACCATGCTCACCACCACTCTCCTGGTGATCTGGAAGCTGCTGATTCCGCTGATGCTTCTGGTCGCCGTGATCGATTGGCTGACCGCTTCAGACGATCGCCGCGTGCGTGTCCTGCGCCGCACCGGCCTCAGCCAGCAGCAGATCGCCACCCGCCTCAACCTGTCCCGCTATCGCGTCCGCAAGGCGCTCGCATGATGCTCGCCAACCCCATCATCAACCGCATCGCCGTCGTGGTGCTGCTGGCCTGCCTCTACGCCGCCGGCTACGACAGCGCCAAACAGGAGCCCGCCAAGGCGCACCACAACTGTGCCGCCGAACACCTGCCGCTGAAGCCATGACCCCTCGCCGCTTCTACTTCCAGATCCGCAGCGCCAACGTGCTGGAGTGCGTGCTGGCACACAGCCTCACCGAGGCCAAGCTGATCGCCGCTGACACGTGGATGCAGTGGTGGTCTGAGCTCGAATGGCTCGACTCCGAAACCGTTACCCACCCGATCACCCATGGCTAAGACCACCGGAGCAATGCTGCCGTGGCAATGGCAGGACGAACCGAACCAGAGCCAGCACGGCGAAGGCATCAGCCGGCCGCGGCCCAAGGCGCGCACGAAGGAGTTCCGACTGATCGTGTATCCCAAGGGTGCCCGCCCTATGACGTGGATCACGCAGGCCGAAACGAAGCGCGCCGCCATCCGCTACGCCGAGGCCCGCTGGCCTGGTGCTGCTGTGGAGGTGGTGGGATGACTAACTACAAGGCGTCGCCACGTGCTTGGGCGGATGTTGACCGGCTTTCAGGTCTTGGCTGCCCTGAAAATCAATGCATCCTTGAACTCCGCGCCAGGGTCGAGACGTTGGAGGCCGCAGCTCACAAGCACATCGTCGAAACCAGCGCCAACATCTTGGCTTTGGCGAGCCGGCTCGAGGCGCTGGAAGTTGCCGAACGCCAAGCGTCGAAGGTCTATGAGATCAATAAGCCGCTGCAATTGACGCCCGAGCAGGCACAGCAGATCAGAGACCTGCTGGCACCCAACTCGAAGCCAACTCCCAAAGATCGCCAAATTGGGAGTTCGCTGGTGGAGCGGGTAAAGGCGGTGATTGAGCTGGAGGATGAAAAGCACTACTGGCCATCCCCCGAGACGAGCGCAGCCGACCCGGTCTGCGCCGACATGGCCCGCGCCGCAATCCGTGAGGTGGCCTTGTGGCTTAACGAAGCCCCTTTGGATCTTTACCCCGGCGATCGCGGCATCGTCGTCAATGCCCTCTATGACCAAGCAAACCAATGACTGACTACAAGTTCGCGCCACTGAACACCCTTGAGGATCGCCTCGGCAACGCCCTTGGCCTCGCGATCGGCATGATCCTCAAGCCAGAAACCATCGACAACAAGGCCATGGCCCAGATCGAAGCGCCCTTTAAGGAGTGGTGCGATGCCCTTGTTAATGGGGGTCTGTTAAATGACTGACCTATCCCCCGCCGCGCGGGCGGTCCTGAATGGGTTTCGCGCTGTGCCAACTCTTATGGATGGGCCGTCTATTGCCGGTGCTCTGCGCGCTGCTGCGGATCAGGTGGTGCCAATCCCGCGCCTTCCCTATGACTCTTGTTGCGATGTTCACGCGGCAGCCATACGCGCCGAACTCCTCGCCATCGCCGCCGAGCTGGAGGCCAGCCGATGACCGACATGCGCGCCAGAATCAGCCAGCTGATCACCGACAGCGGCACCTACCGCCAGGGCCAGCAGGATGAGCGCCACCGGCTGGTGAGCATGATCGACATCCGCATCGATCAGCTGCGCACCGTGGCCGGCATCCGCAACCGCGAGCAGCTCTGCGCTGAGCTGCTCTACCTCCGCCAACACCTAGAACCATGAACCGCGTCCAACTCGACCAGCAGCGCGCCGACATGCTCGAGGCCCTCTACGAGCGCAGCGGCCGCGATGATCTGCCCTACGGCCACCCGCTTCGCTGCACCTACACCGGGCTGTGGGAGGAGTTCGCGCTGGAGATGGCGGCCAACTTTCGCGACACCGACTATCCCGAGCTGCTGGACAACGTGGTGCGCGCGATCGACGCCACCGAGTCGGTGATGACGCAGAAGCAGGCGCAGCAGGCGATCGAGGTCTGCCGCCAGCAGCTGCTCGGCCGGTGGCGGTGATGCCCAGCCCGTTCACCGAGATGAAGTGCCCGCAATGTGGCGGCCGCTTCCGGTGCGAGAACTCAGAGCGCAGCTATGACGGCCAGGTACGCCGTCAGCGCCGCAAGTGTTACGACTGCGGCCACCGCGGCACTGAGTACGCCGTGACGCAGCAGTTCTTCGATGAACTGATCGCCGCGCGTGAGATCGTGACGAAACTGGCCAGCCACTACTGGGAGCTCACCGAATGACCGACCAGATCAACCCGGACCACTACAAGCGCGGCCCGGTGGAAGCGATCGACGTGATCGAGGCTGCCATCGCCGATGCGCCGCACATGGTGCCGGCCTACCTACAGGGCCAGGCGCTGAAGTATCTGCTCCGCCTCTGGTGCAAGGGCAACTCGCTTGAGGATGCCAAGAAGTGCCGCTGGTACATCGACCGGCTGCTCGGCAAACTGGAGGGATGATGCAGCTGCCCAGCCTGAACCTGATCGAGCGCCTGGCGCTGTGGATCTTGGTGCGCAGCCACCGCACCAGCCTAGTGGTGGTGAAGGAGCTGCACTGGCCCGAGGTGTTCGTCGCCGCGGACCAGCGCGATGAGGTCGCCTGCTACGTGACCAGCGGCCAGCAGGATGAGCCGGCCTCGCACCTGCTCGAGCGGCTCTATCACTCACCGGCCTACGGCGAGTTCGAATGATCAGCCTCCACGCCGGCCGGCTGCTGTTGTTCTGCGATCGTGCAGACCGGACGTGGCACTGTCGGGTGAACCTCGGCCCCAGAGCCGAGCACCAGCTGGAGGCTGATACGGGCACCATCCAGCTGCAGGAGGCGCTGCTGCGCGCTCAGCGCATCTACCAAGCCGCGGTGCTGCGCATCAGGCCGGCGAGCTCGCCGCGGATGTGCTGGGACTGCCTGCAGTGGGAGCCGGCCCGCAAGGCCTGCACGCTCGGCTTCCCTGAGGCTCGCCAGACTGGTGGCAGGTTTGCCGCGCGGTGTGACATCTATGAACCCGCCGATCGTCCTGAGCCGCACTGATCGCGGCACCGGCTACATCGAAACGCTCGAGCCCGCTGGTGGTGGGGAGCTCTACTACCGCAGCTGCGCCAACGGCTACTGCCGGTATAGCTCCGATCTCTGGCAGGCCGAGATATACCTCGACCACCTTCTTGCTCGCTGACCCTATGGGGTATTTCAACTGCACCACCACCCGAGAGGCCTACTACCTCTCCCTGGCCAACAGGCCACGGCGCGCGAACGCCAGCAGCCCCTACAGGGGCGTCTCCCGGAGCACCAACCCGAAGCTGCCATGGCGCGCGGCGCTGGGCTACCGGGGCCGGCGCTACTACCTCGGCATGTTCGCCACCGAGCTCGAGGCGGCGCAGGCCTACAACCGTGCAGCGCTGAGCGTGATCGGCGATCATGCCGTGATCAATCCGCTGCCCGACTGATGACGCTGCCTCTGATGATCGAGCTGCTGGTGGGCTACGCCGTGGCGTGCGGCCTGGCGCTCTGGCTGGCGTCGAAGATCCTGCCGTGATTGGGGTGTGGAGGTGGCGCCGGCTCTCGCGCCTGCACGCCTCACCGCAGCCTCCACACTGCGGAATGCCCAGCGATGAAATCGTTGGACCCGAAGGCTAGCAGTCGCCGGCCACCCAGCGCGCGATTGCCCACTCGCCCATTGCGGACCAGAACGGCTGCGCGCGATACCAGGCGATCCAGTCCTTGTGCCCCTTCTGGCTGTTGCACATCAGGCAGCAGCTGATCAGGTTCTCACGCACCGTCAGGCCGCCGTGGACCTTGGGCACCACGTGGTCCAGCGTGGGGCTCCGGCCCAGCGGATCGCCGCAGTAGGCACACCTGTAGTTCCAGGCCAGGTGGATCTGATCGCGGGCTGACCTGCGGGTGACCAGCCGCGTCTCGTCAATGTGGTGCCGATCCACCGATGTCTTCGGGCAGGGTGAACAGCTCGATGGCTAGGTCGAGGAGGTCATCCTCTGAGTGGATGAACTCGGCGATCTGGCTGTAGAGGTCGGCTGGGAGCTGGTCGGGGTCGGTGTCGCTGCGGATGATCACCTTGGCGGTGATCTCGGCGATGTGCGCGCGCATGGGCGTGGCCCCGGCTTGGCCCACGGTAGCGGCGGAAACCCGTGTGAACGATTGTGAACGCGCTGGCCCGATCGCGGATGCTCCCCCGCCTGTGGTGTAGGATTCACACATCGACAGCCACCCACTCCGATGCTCACCACCTACCAGCGCGAGACCCTCACCGCCCTCTACGCTTCGCTCGATTACCTGACCTGCAACGACCTGCCCGGTCAGGCCGAGATCAAAGCCGCGATCCGAGCCATCGAGGATCTGGTGGCATGATCCGCCAACTCGACCCCGACTACGACGACATCCCCGAGGATCTGCCCGAGGATGACGACGACGACCACCCCAGCCTGACCGCTGTCGAACGCAACCCATCCCTGAAATGACCTACGCCATCGAGATCGGCCCCTGGCACGTTGGGCCGTTTACCACCCACATCGCCGCGCAGCACTTCGCCGAGACCCACGGGCTTGATGACTTCCGCATGATCCAGCTCGATGACCCGGCCGAAGCCCCCGGCAAGATCCACCGGCTGCGCAGGGCAGCGCTGGAGGCAATAAACATGCGCGAAATGAGCGCGAACGGCTAAACCGCCCGAAACGACAAAGCCCGCTAAGTCATTGACCTAGCGGGCGATTTTGGTTGCGGGGACAGGATTTGAACCTGTGACCTTCAGGTTATGAGCCTCATGTTTTAGGTTCCCAGCTCTTCATGATGATGCCCTGCCGCTCTGATTCATAACCGCTTTTCCGCTTGACCCGTTCCCGCTGATTTGCTCAAGATCCCGCCCGTTACGGGGAATTTGCGCGAATCCCGCGCGAACGGAGAGCGTGATGGGTAAGCAGTGGATCGCCGACAAGCGTGTGCCGGGGCTGGGTGTGATGGTGCTGCCGTCCGGGGTGCGCACCTGGTATCTGCGCTACCGCGAGCCGGGCGGCAAGCAGCAGACGCACAAGATCGGCCGCGCTGATTCGGTAAACGTCACCACGGCCCGCGAGGAGGCCCACAAGATTCTTGCCGCCGTGGCGAAGGGTGATGCACCCACCAGCGCCCGGCAACAGCTCAGGCGCTCGCCAACGGTCGCCCAGCTGCTCGAGCGGATCAAGCGGGAGCACTGGCGCAAGCTGAGGCCCGGCACCGTTGTGAACAATGAGCTGATCTGGCGGCTTCATCTGCTGCCCGAGTTCGGCGCCACGAAGGTGGTGGACCTGCAGCGGCGCCAGGTCGTCGCATGGTTCCATGAGCACAGCGACAAGCGGCCGGTACGCGCGAACCGCTGCCTAGAGGTGCTGAGCAAGGCGATGAGCTTGGCCGAGCTGTGGGAGCTGCGGCCGCAGGGCACCAACCCCTGCCAAGGGGTCCAATCGAACCGAGAGGGGAAGCGGAAGCGCTACATCTCCCGCGAGGAGCTCGAGCGGATGACGGCTGCATTGGACGCGTTCGCGACGGCTGGCGTTCGCTGGCGCTTCGCCCAGCTGGTGCGGCTGCTGCTTCTCACTGGCTGCCGGATCAATGAGCTGATGGCTGCTCCGTGGCGCTGGCTCGACGATGACGCAACGGTGCTCACCCTGCCCCCGGAGGCCCACAAGACCGGCGGCGATGGCAATGAGCGCAAGGTTCACCTTCCGCCCGCGGCAAGTCTCATCCTACGAGAGCTGAGACGCAGGTCGAACAGCGAGTGGATCATCGCCGGCGATGGCGACGGGCACCTGGTTGGCTATTGGCGGATGTGGGCGGACCTGCTCGAGGATGCCAGCATCCAGAATCTGCGGATCCACGATCTGCGCCACTCCTACGCGTCCTATGCCATCACCACCGCGGGCCTGACGCTGCCGCAGGTGGGTGCGCTGCTCGGCCACGCCAGCCCGCAGACCACCGCCCGCTATGCGCACCTGATGGACGAAGCCGCTGCAGCGATGGCGGCGAAGGTGGCCAGCGCGATCACCCAGCAGAAAGCCCCGGCTGTTTAGGCCGGGGCGGTCCACTTCTCGCTCCAAGGTCAGCTTAGCCCTTGCTGGCGGTGACGCCCTCATCGCCGTTGTAGCGGCCGGTCACTGCATAGGAGCGGTGGGGGATGCCATCCATCCGGTGGAACACCATCTGGCCGATCTTCATGCCGGGCCAGATCGCCACCGGGTGCATCCTGCGCGCGTTGCTGAGCTCCAGCGTCAGGCGGCTGCCATGCCAGCCAGGATCGCACCACCCGGCCAGCAGGTGCTCAAGGCCCTCGCGCGCACGGCTGGACTTCAGCACGAACTGCGCGGCCACGCTGTCGGGCAGGTTGAAGATCTCGCGCGTCTCCGCCAGGCAGAACTCGCCCGGCTGCAGCAGGTAGGGATCCTCGGCGGTGTGGTCGTGGATGCCGTGGATCTGCAGCTCTGGGGTGCCGGGCACCTCGATCATGATCCGATCGCCCAGTAGCACGTCGATGCTCGCCGGGTTGATCAGCTCGGGATCGAACGGCACCACCATCGCGTGGGTGCGGCAGAGGTGGTGGAGCTCGTAGTCGGGAAGGGGCACGCGATCGTCAGTAGACCCACCGGAGCCTAGGCCCGCCTTGGCGGATGCCAAGGTGGACGAAGCCCTTGGGTGCGCCGTATCCGAGGCTGTGGGGCCAGTGCTGATCGCACCAGTCCTGCACCGCGTAGATGTCCGCGCCGGTCACGGCAAAGTCCACCGCACCCACGCCGATCGCGTTGTAGAGGTGCTCCGATTGGCTGGCGCCACCCACAGCCCGGTTGATCGCCGTGGGCCTGTAGCCGGAGGTGATCACGATCGGCCGGCCGCCGAACTGCGCGCGCACCTTCTCGAGGAACTGCGCCAGCTTGGTGGCTGTGTCGCACTGGTGCTGATGATCGAAGCGCCGCGCCTCCTGGCCGAGCGCGAACTCGCCGTAGGTGATGTGGGGCGTGATCTTGAAGCTGAAGGGCGATTCGGGGGTGAACATCGCCGAGACCGGGCCGGTGGTCTGCTTGTCGCGGCCCCAGAGGTCACCTTCTGCGATGCGGCGCCGCTTCAGGCCGGCCTCCACGTTGGTGCCGGGGTTGCGGTAGAGCAGCAGCGCATCGGGCACGCCGGGCCAGTCCTTCTCGCGCAGTCGCTTGCTGATCGTCTCGAACCCCTTGGCGCCGTAGAAGCCGGTGCCGAGGTTGTAGGCGAAGCTGATCAGCGCACACTTCTGGTGGTCGGCCATCTCGGCCCAGTAGGGCACGGTGGCGCGCAGCTTGGCGGCGATGCGATCCACCTCCTGCCGCAGCAGCAGATCAGCCTCGATCGCGTTGATCTTGTCGCCGCGCTTCACCGGCCGGCCGTCACCGTAGCGGGTGGTGCCATAGCCGATCGTCCAGGGGTCACCGCCGCTGAGCGGGTCAGGGTACGCCTCGAGGTGGCAGCCCTCGAAATCCTTGATCAGCTTCAGGGCTGCGGCCAGATCAGCCTGCTTGCCGTCCTGGCTCCAGGTGTTGAACCATGCCCTATCGCGCCGCATGGCGGCCGCGTAGCCGTTGGTGGCGAGATCCTGCTCGAGGGTCTCGATCGCTGCGGCCTGGTGCGGGAGGCCCCGGTAGAACCGAAACAGCTGCTCCAGCGTGATCGGTGCAGGGTTGGCCATGAGTTAGCGGCGCTTGGGGAACACCAGTCGGCCGGCCTGCAGCAGCAGCTGGATCCAGCTGTTGGACTTCAGCGGGCTGATCGCGATGATCTCGCTGCCGGCAGCGATGACGATGGCGATGATCGCGGCAGTCTCGGGGCTCATGATGTCCACGTCGATGGCCTCACGTTACTTGCGCATTTCAAGGGCGCGCACCCGCTGGTCCAGCTGGGTAAGCTCGGCCTTGCTGTCGTTCTTCAGTTCCTCGACGGCCCGCGCCATCTGCTGCACGGTTGCCTCGACTCGAGCGAACTGCACCTGCATGGAGATGAGGAGGGCGCCGATGGCGAACATGCCGGCGCCGAGTGCTGCCGGGAGGGAAGCAGCGAACACGCCGCCGACCGTCTTAGGTTCGTCCGCCATCGGCTGATCCGGGCACGCTTCCATCGTAACGATCGAAG